AGCCGGAGCAAACATCAACTCCTACACCTACGTTAAGTCAATTGCAGAAGAACTGCGTGGCCTTGCCGTTGAATACGGAGTTCCAATTGTATCTGCTACACAAACAACACGTTCAGGCTTTACCAGTTCCGATCCCGGACTGGAAGACACAAGCGAGTCTTTTGGTTTGCCCGCTACCGCTGACTTGATGTTTGCTTTGATTACGTCCGAAGACTTGCAAGAACTTGGACAAATCATGGTGAAACAATTGAAGAATCGTTACAATGACCCTACAATGTATAAACGATTCACCGTTGGTGTTGACCGTGCTAAGATGAAATTGTATGATGTTGAACAATCTGGTCAAGATGGTCTTGTTGATGCAGGTCAAGACAAACCGTTGAACACTTTTGGTGACAGAGAAAAACCAAAGAAAAAAGGCTTTGAAGGATTTAAAGTATGATATTAAATAAAGAAGATGCACTACATTGTGCCAAAGTTTTTGAAGACTATTTCGATAACTTTAATCGTATCGATGAGTACATGCGGAATCAAAAATCACTTCAAATGGATGAAATGTCTGGTACACTCCTTGGTATGAGTTTTGAAGATGATTTGTTTAGTGATTTCACCATGAGTCCTCAAGATATGAATTTCAAAGTCATTGAAATGCCAGGTTCTCGATGGAATGACTATGTGAAAATTATTTCTTCACACAATGTGTCTACTTCCATTCCTGGACGCAATGCACAATTCTCGGTTGTTGAAACCAATACCAACAAGATTGTTGGTTTTATTCGTTTGGGTTCACCATTGATTAACTGCAAACCTAGAAATGAGATGTTGCAAAGTGTGTTTACACAATCAAAGGTTTCATCTAAATCCTTTAATGATACGACCATCATGGGTTTCACTATTGTTCCAGCACAACCTTTTGGTTACAATTATTTGGGTGGAAAGCTGTTGACAGGAATCTGTTGTTCACATACAATCCGTGAAATGCTAAATAAAAAGTACAACATGAATTTGTGTCTTTTTGAAACAACAAGTTTGTATGGGTCTTCTAAATCTGTGTCACAATATGATGGTATGAAACCATTCATTCGTTTTAAAGGTTTGACCGATAGCAAATTTGTTCCAACGTTGGATGGTAAAACCTATAAAATTTTGAAAGAATTTATTGAAGAAAAAACTGGCGAACAGTTGATTGATCCTACAGATTCGAGTAAAAAACTGAAGGCAACAACCAAAGCCATTGCACTCATCAAAAAATCTTTGAAAGATAGTCCTGAAGAACTTAAAAACTTTACCGAATCTATCGAAAAAGCAAAGAACTTAACCGAACAAAAAAGATATTACATATCAAATTATGGGTTCAAAAATTTTGTAGATGTTGTTACCGGTAAGACAGATGTTTTGATAAAGGATGAAAATTATGATAAATTTGAACTAGAAAATGTAATACAATGGTGGAAAACCAAAGCAACAAACCGACACGAAACATTGAAAAGTGAAGGTAGGTTGAGAACCGAACTTGAAGTGTGGACTTCAGGTAAAGAAATTCAAATCATTAGATAAATAATTTTATTTCATACAATATGTCAATCTTAAAGATACTCAACAATTAAGCTTACGAAAAAAGTAATAAGTCTAACAGTAAACGGACTGTATTTGTGGTCAAAGCAAAAGACCGTGCCGGTACTCAAGACGAAATTGAAAAGGCTTTGAAAAAAACAAAGGTTACCTTTTATAGAAAAAAAGATAACGCACTTTCTGGTTCAACAGAAGTTACAGTTATTGAATCATCAACACCATTCTATTTGGTATTTAAACCTGCGGCTGGTGGTATGAATGAGACTACATTGAATTCTACTATCACAGAACTTGCGCCAGCATTAGCTTTTGTTGCGGGTTATCATCCAAAATCCGTGGAAGATTTCTATGACTTTTTAAAGAAAGTTAATCATGCTCAATCTCCTGTTTATGTGGTTCCCGAAAACATTGCTGCAGGCAAAAAGTTTGTAAATGATTTTCCAAATTCTTCTAAGTTCCATGAGAAAATGGAAAATGCCATGGGTGTTCTGAAATACCTTTATGAAGAAAACAAAAAGAAGAAGATTATGAATGTGTTCTGGGGTTATCGCCAGAAACCACCTGGTGTTGATTCAAAACACAAAGGTGACTTGTTTATTGACTATGGCAAAGGTAAGATGGTTGGTGTCTCCCTTAAAGCTGGTTCAGAAACAAGTAAAGAACCTAAGTTGAACACATATGTTAATCCTATTTTAGAAGACCTTGACTTGAAAAAGGTTAACGAATTGAAAACAGAATTGTGGAATAAAACATATAAGTCATTTACTAAAGACAGATTTAACTACGACAAGGGCCAGGAGAAGAAATCTGTTATAGAAAAATTAGCATTGTTAGAAAAAGACGATGTTAAATTGTATGATAAGATGTATGATGATAACTTGGATATCATTAGAAAATATCTAACAGAAACATTTGAAAAGAATGTTGATAAAACTGTTAAGTATTTAAACAAGGCTATTGTAGGTAGTGATGATACAGTTCCTCTAGTGGTACTCAAAGCTTATGGAACAAACTATAAAATTTTAACTGATGAAGATGATGTTGGTATCTTTCTTCCTAAAGTTAAAAAAATAAAGTCATATCCATCCACATCGTCAAAACAAGACTTCTATATAGAACTGATGGGCTCTGGCACAGAAAAGTTGAAAATGAAATTTGCTGTTCGAACCAACAAAACTGGTGACGAACACAAATTAGGACAATTTTTTAACCTAGCCGTTAAGTTTAATGGTATAGTTTAATTTTTTGAAAGTACAATATGAATCCTTTGATTACAGTTATAACACCCACTACGGGCAATCCAATGGTACGCCAAGCACTTGATAGTGTTAAGAACCAAACCTACAAAAACATTCAACATTTGGTGGTTGTTGACGGTGAACATCCAAGAGCCAAACCATTACTACAGGATTACCAGAACATCGATGTGGTCAAGTTACCATACGCAACCGGTAAAGACCAATACAACGGTCATAGAATCTATGGTGCAATGACATATATCGCAAGGGGCGACTTCCTATGCTTCTTGGATGAAGATAATTGGTACGATGAAAACCACATTGAATCTCTTGTTGAGGTTTTATCTAAAGGCAATCAATGGGCCTATTCTTTACGCAAGATTGTTGACCAGGAAGGCAAATACATATGTAATGACGATTGTGAATCATTAGGAAAATGGACTTCCGTAATCAATGATATGTTCATTGATGTAAATTGTTTTATGATACCAAAACAGGCCGCCTTAGGTTTTTCACCATACTGGTATCGTAGAGCAAGGCATCCACAAGAACAACCAGAAGTTGATAGAATCCTATCACCTTTTATGATGCAGAATCTAAAAACATTTGACACGAATGGTCGTTATAGTGTAAACTATAGAGTTGCAAGCCGTGCGGATTCTGTTCAGGCAGGATTCTTCTTGCAGGGTAATGAAGTGATGAAACAAAAATATAATGGGAATTTGCCATGGAAAAAGATTTAATTATTGGTGCATTTAAAAACTACACATTCAACACAATCAAACCTTGGATTGATTCAATCAACGAATGTGGTTTCACGGGTGATAAAGTAATCATCTCAATTGGATCAAGCAAAGAAACAGATAGTAAATTGGCCGATGCCGGTTTTACTGTTATCTCTGCACCATCTCAACAACAGATGGGTTTTCACATGGAAAGATTCATCCACATTTATAACTTCTTAAAAGAACATGGTGACAATTATCGTTATGTAATCACCACTGATGTTCGTGATGTTATCTTTCAATCAGACCCAACTCAATGGTTGCATTCAAAAATTCTCGAAGAAGGTTGTGCTTTAGTTGCCGTGTCCGAATCTATCAGTATCAAGAATGAACATTGGAATAGAGACAACATCATCAAGGCGTTTGGTGCATATTTCTATAGTGGTGTTGCAGACCAAGAAGTGTATAACGTTGGTACCTTGGCTGGTGATGCACACTATGTTAGAGACTTGTGTGGTATGTTGTATCAACTATCTGCAAACCGTCCTGATTGGGTTGCTGACCAAGCCGCATACAACATTTTATTGAACTGGAGTCCATACAAAGAATGCACCTACTTTGCAAGCCTTAAAGATGCATGGTCTTGTAATCTTCATGTTACAAATAAACCCGGTGAAAAGGACCATTTTGCACCTTTCATTCTTGAACCAAAACCATACTTTGAAGATGGTATTGTTAAAGATGGAACATCAAAACAACCTTTCTGCATTGTTCACCAATGGGATAGGGATCCAGAATTGTCAGTTTTCTACAAAAACAAATATGGTGTTGAAGATGTGTTGACAATTCGGACAGATGTATGAACATACTCAATAAACAAGATTGGTTTAAGATATCTGAAAAGTTTTCAAATTCTGAACCATTCAATCATGTTGTAATCGATGATTTCTTTGTTGATGATATAGCACATAATATTTTTGATGAAATGCCAGACTACGATGGAAACATTGATGCAAAATATGATAATTCATTAGAGAAAAAACGGACAATTCAAAACTGGACAAAATTTCCTAAAAATGTTTACAAGGTAATGTCACACCTTGTAAATGAGCCTTTTGTTGGTAAACTTGCATATTTGACAAATGAATTTAAACTAGAACCGGATTATGGAATGCATGGTGGTGGTATTCATATGCACCAAGCTGGTGATTACTTAAACGTTCATTTAGATTATGACATTCATCCTAAGATGGATATGAAACGTAAGTTAAACCTTATCATTTATTTGAATCCAAAATGGCAAAAGAAATGGGGTGGCAACTTAGGTCTTTGGTCGCATGATGACAAAACAAATCAACCGAAAGAATTAGTTAAGTCTATTTGGCCAAAGTTCAATCGTGCAGTATTGTTTGATACCACACAAAATTCTTGGCACGGTGTGACAGAAGGTATTTTTGCACCAGAAGGACAATACAGAAAAAGTTTGGCACTTTATTATCTTATTCCAACAAGTGACATAGATAATAAGAGACAGAGAGCCTTATATGTTCCAAGACCAGAACAAGAAGGCGACAGTGATGTGATGAATTTGATTAAAACTAGGGCTGGATATTGATATGGGAAATATTACGATTGTTACTGCTTTCTATGACATTGGTCGTGGTGATTGGACTCCTGATAAAGGTCTTCCACACTATCTACAACGTTCAACAGACACATACATTGAACGATTCACACACCTCACCAAACTAAACAACGAAATCGTTGTGGTGACAACACCAGATATTGGTGAACGTTTGAAACAGATTCGTTCTGACATTAAGATTATTGAATTTGATCCTTTCACCAAGTTTGGTACAGTGATGAGTAAAATCATTGGTATTCAAGAACTGGTTAGTTTCAAACAGTTGATTCATCCAAGCCAGATTAAAAATCCAGAATACTGGAGTCACAAATATGTTTTGGTCAATCTACTCAAATCTCATTTTGTTAATCTGGCAATAAATTCTGGTTTAGTTTCTAATGATACTGTTGCTTGGTTAGATTTTGGTTATTGCAGAAGTGAAGAAACACTAGGTGGCCACAAAGAATGGTCATATGATTTTGACCCAACAAAAATTCACTTGTTTGCATACAAAGATTTAGACCCAAAGAACAATCTACCCAGAATTATTGCAACAAATGATGTTCATATCTTAGGTGCTAAGATTGTGGCCAATAAGGCACTTTGGCCTTCTATGGAATCAATGATGTTTGGTGCATTTGATTTGTTATATTCAAACAATTTGACTGATGATGACCAAACCTTGATGTTGATGTGTGCAACTAATCAACCGGATGCCTTTGTGCAACATAGAATTCCGGACCATCAACTAGGTTTAGACCCTTTTGTTATTTTTAAAGATTTTAATACTGTGGAGTGAAAAATGAGTGATACAATAGTAATCAATACAGCGCAACAATCTTTCAATTATATTCCCACACCAGTTAAATGCTCTGGTTACGGACTAGGCGAACTACTTAAACAAATGAAAGACCCTGTGGTTGTTGAAATTGGATGTTCTGAGGGTCACACAACTGAGTGGTTCTTACAATCCAATCCAACATTAAGAATTACATCTATTGACCCATATGAAAATTATATGGATTGGAATGGAAGATTTCTAAATGATAGACAAGAGTTTTATGAAAAGACTATGAAACAATTGTCTGTATACGGAGACAGATTCAGAATGTTTAGGGATTATTCTGATAATGTGGTCAATGAATTTGAAGACGAATCTTTAGACCTTCTATTCATCGATGGATTGCATACCTACGAACAAGTTTTAATTGATAGTCGTAACTATTACAGTAAAGTAAAAACTGGTTCCATCTTCTCTGGCCACGATTACACTGCAATTCCTGGTGTCAACAAAGCTGTTAAAGAATTCGCTGCATCAGTCGGTAAGGAGATTCTAACAACAGACTGTGATGTTTGGTATTGGTACAAATAATGAGTAATTTGTTTATTGTCACTTCTGCCATCAATTCACAGATTAGTGTCATACCAATGGAAGAAAGGTACAGAGATACCTTTCAAACTATAGAATCTATACGCCAAAAGGTTAAAGATTCTATTATCGTATTGGCAGAATCTTCGCCACAAAAAGTACCAGAAGAATATCTAAAGAATTTGGCCACTAAGGTTGACTATCTATATTGAATTCACAAAATCCTGATGTGGTTCAATTAGGGTTACATGCTCAAAAGAGTCCGGCTGAATGTTACAGTATGTTCTTATCTATAGACTTTGTAGAAAGGTTAAAACTACCTAACATTCAACGTGTATTTAAACTAACTGGTCGTGGTAAATTTACTGATGACTTTGATATTGAATACTATAACAAACCTGATGTTTTTGGTAAGTTTGTTTATAAGAAACGAGTGCAATCATGGATGTCAAAAGATATTTACCTAGTCGATACAAGGATGTCTTCATTCTGTTACAGTATACTTCCTGAAGCAAAAGAAATGATGAAGACGTTAGTCAATCATTGTCTAAAAACTGGCCGTGATGTTGAACATTGCACATTTGAACTAATAGATAAAAATAAACTCGTAGAAAAAGACGTATTGGGATATGAGTGTCGCATATCATCAAACGGAGAATTTAGATACGATTGAGGAATAAAATGAAAATTGGTTTTTGTCTTTATGGACTTTTAACAGACACATATCAAGGCCGTGAAAACGTACAAGAAAAAGACTATAGACATTGTTGGCCAAACATTTACAAGAATGTAATTGAGCCTTTTACAAAAGAACACGAATGTCACATCTACGTTTCAACTTACGATGCACCGGAAGAAATTAAGAATGAAATGATAGAATTGATTAAACCTGAACAGGTAATCTATTCACGTAAAGAGGGTTCAACTCCATTCACATCAAAGATTAATGTATTCAAACTGTTAGAAGACAAAAATTTAGATTTTATCATTCATTGCAGGTTGGACCTACATTTCCACCAACCCGTTTCTACTTACAACATAGATTACAATAAGTTTAACTTTCTTTTTCCGGAGAAGAATCACTGGCATTTGAGGTATTCAAACGACAACCTTTATATGTGGCCACATCAAATGACCAAATTGGTTGAAGATTCATTACGCAAGACTTATAGAGTTATTAGACCAAACACGTTCTGTACACATGGCCTACATATAAAGTTATCTGAGGTCATTAGACAAGAAGATATACACTTTATATCCAATGTTGATGAGCGAAGTGATGTGAATTCCTTTTACACCATTTGTAAGAGGGAACTTGGTAGTAAGACACCAAATATTCATCCTGAAGTTGTTGAAAGATTTAAAACATTTATTGACGTATGAACAAATTAGTTATTTTTGACCTTGATGGAGTCTTAATTGATTCCCGTGAACTGCACTATGAAGCTTTGAATGAGGCAATATCAAATGTTGCAGGCAAACAATACTTAATCACAAGAGAAGAACATCTCTCTAAGTATGACGGTTTGAACACCACAAAGAAGCTCCAAATGTTGGCAGCAGAAAAGGGTTTAGATGCCAAACTCTTTGATGCCATCTGGAAAGAAAAACAACAAGCAACATTCAAACTTATACCAAAGTGTCCTAAGAACCCATCAGCGCATTACATAATGGGTCAACTGTGTCGCATGGGATGGAAGATTGCGGTTGCATCCAATAGTATTAGGCAAACAATTAAGATTGCATTGAATTCCATGGATTTACTGCAATATGTAGATTACATCGTTAGTAATGAAGACGTAAGATATCCAAAACCATTCCCTGAAATGTATTGGCAATGTATGATTGCCATGAAGGCTTTACCAAAAGACACCATCATTGTGGAAGATAGCCATCTTGGTCGAGAAGGTGCAACTAACTCTGGTGCCATTTTATATCCAGTCAAAGATGCATATGAATTGCATGGAAATACATTCATAGATATGATTGAGACATTTGATAAAAAACAAACACAACTGAATATACCATGGAGAAATAAA